AAAAAGGAAAACTCTCTGGTGCTTTAGCGAATTTAACGCAGGCTCGGTCTAAAGCCTCCAAGGCCCCTGCCTTCGTAAATGTAGTATATCCTATTCTCTCGGGTGTGGCACCCCTTGCTAAAAGTTCTTCCACCACGTTGAGCAGGTAAGTCGTCTTACCTGTCCCCGGTGGGCCATATATTCTGTTTGTTTTCAAAATGCGTCTTCCTCTTCTAGTTCTGGTAAGGTGTATTCTGCGTGGACATCATCAAATGTTGCTGGTATCCTTACGAGGTTTGTCCCCTTTCCGTTGATTGTCCTAAAGACCTTAGTGGCTTTAAGCTCTTGGTTAAGTACTGCTGTTTGTTGGTTGAGCTTCAGTTCTGTGAATCGCATAGATGCTAGGTAGGCTTTGAAGTCCTTAGCTCTGTAGTAGTAATACTGCTCATCTTTGTGCGGGTTACCTCTCAGGAGGTTAGACCATTCGCTGTTCTCAGCCGCTGTCCGATTGGTCAGGAAGTCATGTAACAAATCAATGAATACTCCTGTCGGTGTCAGCTCCTTCGGAACGTGGATCACGGTCATATTGTCCATGAGATGGTTGACTACTTCATACCACTCGTTCTTCTTGTAGATCGGAGGTAAGCTACCAACGGTCTCCATAACACGTTTCTCAAAAAGGTCAGGCTTTCTAAGCTCATCAGTTTCAAGAGAGATACGCACGCCGCTACCATCAGGTTTGTGCATATCCAAATACCATATAGGTGGGTCCGTATCGACTTTAGTGAGTGAACGGTCACCCGGCACCGGCCCATCGGCGCCCACTCCGTGCTTCCTAGCTCTGCACAGTGCAGTGTTACAGTAGTGGCATAAGGGCTCTTTTCTACATTGATACCTGTAATCTTTTTTATCATAGCTTTTTGTTATGTTGTCTACTTCTTTATTACTTAACGGTTCTACGAACAGGCGGTTAGCCTCTTCTAGTTTAGTCTTCCAGTTCTCTTCATCTTCTTTCTTGAAAGCTACAGCTAGATTGCTAAGTGTTACGTTTCGAGCGGTTCCTATTTTCTGTTTAAAAATCTCATTAAGACAAGGGGGGAAATCAGGGAAGGGATCTACATCTTCTTTCTGGTATTCTTCCAACTGCTCTGTAGTGAGCTTGACTTCATCCACTCTTTTAAAAAATGAACTAAGATCGTAACTAGTACCATCAGGTTTAACAGCATAACGTACAGCACGGTCACCTCCAAAATAAGGCATATTGATCCAATTCCCAACATCTGTTCCTTTACCATCATTGCTTAACATTGTTTGCTTAGGAAAGATCTCGCTCTTACCTAAACCTAGCACACTGGCTATTGCTTCAAGGGTTGCTACCATGTCTTTAGCAGGCACCCACTCCTTGGTGAATAAATATAAATGTGCCCCCATGCTCTTACTAAAACAAGGCACTAAGGGGAGTGATCGCTCCTCGATCTCTTTAGCTATGTCAGCTACTTTGATCTTGTATTCATCAACGTCGATAGCACCCCAACGCACCATCGATTCATTATTCAGAGGAGCACAACCTACGCCCTTCTCTCCTTGAAGGTGAGAGCGCCACTCTACCACACTGACTTCCTTGTGCTTAGTAGAGTAGCGAGCCTCTCGTTTACCCACACTACTCACCTTACCGGTGAGTCGTGCTACGCCGTAGATCTTTTGTGAACCCCTGAACAATTCTAAGAACTGTTCAGCGTAGTCCATTAATAAGGATCGTCGTTACTTTCTAGTTGTGGTTGTTGAGCAGGAGCTTGGATGGCTTGAGCAGCATCGGCTTTAGCGTCGTCACGTTCGTGAGATGACTCTTCAAGTAAAGCCTGATCTTCAGATAAGTCTAATTGCTTAACCATATCAATCTGCCACGCAAACCATGAGCCGAAGTCGTTAGACTCTGTTGTGGTTGTTACTTTCCACAGTGATGAAAAGATCGGTGCTTGTTGTTCGTCGTATTTGAGAGCGAGGAGTCTTTTGCTCCATAAGGTTGCTGTCTTAAGTGCTGTGGATGTGAAAGGGATAATAGCTTTTCTAAACTCTTCCTCTCCAACCGGTCTGAACTTAACAAAGAAGTTATTTGTCTTCTCGATAACATTGTCACCTAATTTCTCTTGGTTTTTCTTTGCAGGGTTATGCCCTCTTGCCTTATAATCTGATCTTGTAGTTATTGTTAACGGGTGTTGAGCTACTGGCTTACCACCAGACCACTCTGTATAAGAAGGTAAGGAGTGTAGGACGATTACTTCAATTTCTTTGAAGACCTCTTGGCCTGCGAATACTAAGTCGCCAGCTTCCGCTCCTTCGATCTTTTTCTCCTCATGCTTTGGATCGCTTTTCTTAACGATCGCACTGCCATCCTGAATGATTCGTAGGATTGGCATCGATTCTTGTTTGTCGAGAGTGTCTAGACCCTCTCCTTCGTGTTTTGATATGTCGAACATAATTATTTAATTGTTACTCTGTTTCCTATGTATATGCCAAAAGCCTCCATAGGTATGTTAGCTCCTGATTCAATTGCTTCTTTTACGTATGCTTTGAGTGTTGATGGATGAACCGCTTCCTTTCTCGCCAAAGCGACACCTTTATTTGCAAGATCTTCAGTGATCTCGTTAGCCTTCTCAATGTCACCTCTGTCAAAAGACAAAGTAACGGTATCTTTGATAATAGCGGTATCTCCTTGTTTTTCAAGATAGTCAAAAGCGACTTTCTTATCTTTAATCTTGGCATCGTAAAAAGTGTTAAGTTTTACTTTCTTGCCTGACTGCATCGTGAAGTCAAGCATTTGCATTTGGTTCATGAGTTCAGGTAGCTCGATCTCAGCGATTCGTCGTCGCGCCTCCTTCATCTCCTTGAGCTTGTTCTCTGAGTCCTCAATGAACAGAGTCATATCATCCAATAAAGCTGAGAGCCTATTAAGCTCCTGCATCTCTGTTCCTTTGAAGTCCTTAACTTCAAACAACACCTGTTGCTTGTCGTCCTCTTCTAGTTCTGGTGATGGCTCATTATTCATTGTCCGAAGCACTCCCTCCTTCATATGCCCGTTTGTATTTTGCTATGCGTCTAGCCACGGATATTTTATAATTAAGGCTTTCCTTAACTAATGTTTTTCTCTTTACCCTGTTAGGGTTTTTCTTCCTTTTTCTGTAAGCTCTGCTCATAATTTCTTTCTATCAAAGTCCTCCTTGAAATAATCATAAGACATCTCATATATCGGACTACTTGTGGGTTTAACGTGCCCCTTACCCGCCGGTTCGACGGAGAAAGGGAATTTCCAAATTTGTATTATTTTATCGAATCCGTTGAATACGAATACGTCGTCGTCGTAGTTGTGTGTTCTTCTTAAACCCCAAGCGTATTGCTCCTTACGTAGCTTCATACTCTTGAGTGATTTCAGCTCCACCCATATCGAGCCGGGACGCCCAGCGATAGCGATATTACAATCAGGGACTCCCTGCGATGTAATAACCTCTATCCTCTGGATATCCCAACCCTTTATGCGTTGAAGATACTGGGTGAAAAGTTTCTCTGGTCCGCTAGCCATTAGTAGTCGCCTCTTATTATATGCTTCCAACCACCATACACTTGTCTGGCGGTTGCATTTATTAAACTGAAACGAATACGTCCCATACGATCCGAAATGATATAAGGGGTTGTCTTCAATTTCTTAGCGACCTCCACATGGGTGTATCCTTCTTCTTTCATTTTTAATATTCTTCTGTCTTTTTTTATTAATCTAGCTGCTTTAAAAATGATCTCTTTATCATCGTCTGTGAGACTACAGTAGGTTATAGCTAGTAACCTCTTAGATGAGCATAACTGTTTCCTAGCCATCGATCACTATATCTAATATCTCCAATAGAACATCAAGATCCCTTAACAGACCTTTGTCTATCTCCTCCGGTGCATCACAGCACATACTTGGGCTTGTATTATAAAGCCGGTTACGCACCCAATACCGAAGGGTCTTGTTGCTTATATCATTCACTGAGTCCATCACCAAGGAGCTCCTTTAAGCTATCATGTAAATCATCGATAGAACCGCCGTTCTTTGCGACCATCATTTTTATGAAAGATAAAGCTTCAACAACATCCTCGAATTCTTTTATTTCTATTTCTCCTTTTTCATTTGCTATTTCTACTTTCATTATTTTCCTTTCATTATATCTTCTGTAAATCGTTTATAATCATAGTTATTTGGTGAGGTGATTACTAGCTCATCTGAATCTTTCAGTATTGACACTAGATACAGTAAAGCTTCCTTATCTAACCTAAATCCTCCATTACAGTTGAATTCTTCTGAATGATATCCTCCTATCACATCGAAAGCATAACCTAATTTAATATCATCATGCGGTTCAGAGTTATACACATCTTTATGAATAACCATAACTACAGGGTTCGTTGAAAGGTCCTCGGATATGAATGCATCTGAAACAGCAATAGGGTTGTACTCACTACATGTGTGTATTGGTTTTGTTTTATCAAGGGAGGCTAATCCATCTTCAGGTACTGATGTATTTCCTTGGTAGTGTCTTAATTCACGATACATAATTGTCTCCTTTTAGTTTTTCATTCTTGTACCAGATATCCCGCCAATCAGGTCTTAGATTCTTAACATCCCCTGTTATCTCTTTAAGGACAAAAAAGGGGGTGAAGCTATATTAGGTATTTTTAATGCAGGTAAGAATTTGTCAAAAACCTTATTTATATTAACTATGTTAGCCATTACCAATGATCTCCTATATCTAAGTCTGCTACTGTTTTAATTTTAAGTTCTATTGCGTGTTCCATAATCTCCTGACACTCCTTGGCCTCCTTCTCGTTCTTCACGGGAACGTTGACCTCATCGTGCACCTGAGAGTAGGGCAGGTAACCCGCTTCATACATGTTGACCATCGCCTGCTTGGTCTGGTCAGCACACGACCCTTGGATCAAAGCGTTGAACGCCTTGTGGGTGTATGCTCTCTCTAAATTTTTCCTTGAATAACGTTCTTCAGCGTTTCGGCGTCCATAAACAGGGAGGGCGTCGAACTCTCCTTCCGGCTTCCAGAAATTAAATCTTCTGCGGCGTCCATAAAGCGTTCTAATAAAGCCTGTTCTTTGAGCTTTATCGGAAGTTGCTTCTGCGAGCTCTCTGATAAAAGGACAAAAAGAATCAAATGATTCAAGGATTTGTTCGCATTCATCGATATCAACTCCGATATTTTCTGCCATCGTTGCTTTTCCCATTCCGTAAGACCGCCCGAGGACGATGTCTTTGGCTTGGTTGTAGTCGACTTCTGGACATTTTTCTTCGATGAACGAGTAGATTTTTTTGCCGCTGGTTTCGATGAAATGTCTAGCTTCATCTGCGCTTGGGATTTTTTTGATGATTCCATAATGTATTTGCATTCGGGGTTCTTGGGCAGCGTAGTCTAAGCTGGCCCACTGATAGTCGCCTTCTGCCGTGTACAGACCTCTGACCCGCTTAGCATCGACGACTTCACTTCTTTTCGGAATTTGCTGGATGTTCGGATTTTTGCAAGCAAATCTTCCAGTTCTCGTTCCGCCGTCGCCCACAGCAACTTGGAGAAAGTTGGGGTGAACCCTTCCATTGATATTACCTTTGACGATGGCTTCATATACAAAGACGTTTCTAATTCTATTAAATTCTCGAACTCTTTGGATTTGTTCGAGTGTTCTATGATTTTTACCATTTTGTTGTAACCAGTTCTTTGTGATACTGGCATTTCCTTTCTCAGTTTTTGGGTAGGCGATTCCTTCTCGATCTAATAAACGAGCCAATTGCTCGGTTGACCATATGTCTACACCTCCAAGCGATTTCTTTAGAGCTTCCTCTTCCTTTAGCCATTCTTCATTTAATTCTTCTGCTTTTAATACGTCGACGGGAATACCCCGCCAGTTCATTTCGACGATGATCGGAGTGACTCTAGTTTCGAGAGCCGCAACATGTATAAGAGATTGCGATTCAATCTCTGGTTTTTGTTTCTCATATACCTCGAATGTGTTCTTCGTGTCCATCTCGGCGTACGGTCCCACAAACCTTGCTGGCAACTTCCACATTTCGCTCTTAGGATTGACTCCGTAAGCCGATGCAGCCTCGTTAAGTAATACTTCATCTTTCGGTCTTTTTAAATAAGTTCTAGAAAGGGCGTCTAGCGAATAACCGTCTGGACGCTCCTCGTTGATTAAGCTTTCCATGATCTGCGTATCCACGATCTTGCCTTTGACGTCTATGTTTAGAGTCTTTAACCAGCCAAGGTCATAAGGTGCATTATGAAATATATACGTTTTAGAAGGATCACTGGTCACCTCTCTAACCCAAGAGATGACCAGCCGCCTGTCCAAGTTATCGCCATGCAAATGAGCGATAGGAAAATATCCAGTGAATGAACGGGAAGTGATCGCAATGCCAATCACTTCGCCGTCCTTTCTGTGCCAGCCGGGACCGGAGGAGCGTAGGTTAGGATCTTTAGTCTCTAAGTCTATCGCTATCTCCATATCCGAAATATATGGGAAGACGCAAGGAGGAGCCCAAGAACTGTTGGGCTCAAACATTACTGTTTGGGTTGGCATTCTTCCAGCAATAACTTTTTCACGGCTTCCGTCAACACCATTTCACTTATCTCGTAATGCTCAGCCCATGATACAATACAGTCATATACCTCACCGTCTGCGTCTTTGAGGGAATCTAATACATCTTTAGGGTTGACCGCTTCTTCTGATATAAGGAAGCTCTCTACTATTTCAAAGGCGATGTCCCTGATCTCCTCTTTATTAGGAGTTGATGGTGTCATCTCCATCGGCTCGCTGTAGTCTCTACCATAGTAACCGCCGTAGCCACCATAATTACCAAAGGCTGATGCTACGATCTTCTTCTCAAAGATGGCTTCTTTCCACCACTGAGGGAAAGGGAAACGACCATTCTGACGGATTACAGATTCTTTAATTCTTGTGTGTTTTTCCAGTGTATCCGACAGATGGCCGTCAAAGTCTATAAAAGTGCTTAGATTGTCGACTAGCAACATCTTTTTTGAGAAGCTGAATCGAGCGTGAATGTCTAACTCGTCCGCCTCCATGTGACCTAGAGTGACGTGCAAGCCGTCTTGGTCGATCTCATCCTTGTGGTCTGTCCCTGATTGGAATGCACCTGTTGTGCAGTGATGATGCACTGTCCCTAGATTCAACCAATTAGGGTCTGTTAGATCCGCCTTGGCTCTAAGTGTAGCCATCATCTCGTGCTCTGGGTCTTCCTTGGTGGTCATACCACTGGGGGATTGCGGGAACGGAAAGGCTGACCACTTCTGCAAGACCTCATTATAATAAAGTCTTAGCTGAGCCTCAGCTTTATACTTCTGCTGAGTCCAGTGCATGAACCCGACAATGTGATGCCACAGCTCTAAGGAAAGCTTTGCTTTCTTCCATTCAAAAGGTTTTGGCTCCACTGGCACATAGCCAGCGAACCACTCTGTTTCTGTAAATTTATTCATTTTCTATATCCAATCCATAAAATTCTATTAACTCTTCTGCTACATAATGATCGTTAAAGTCATCACTATCTAAAACCCTCTCAAGTGTGTCGTGATCCACATACTCGTAATTATCAGTATCACCCTCTCCATCTTGGTATTGGTCGCAGAAGATCTCTCTAACCCTGTCTCGTAGCTCATCGAAATTAATACAGTCATTTAATTGATCTTCCTCGATAGTTATCTGACCACTGTAATGCTCATCACAAATGTAATTAGCACATCCTCTTACAGTATCCGTAGCTGTGTAGCTGATACTGTATGCGTTACTACCACCAGATGGTGTTCTCCGTGTGTAGGCCTCCCAGTGAGCTATGATGTGCTTAATTACACCTTCACTGGTTAAAGGAAAGTCTAGAGCTGTAAGCTTTGGCAGTATGACCAACCACATCCTACGAGTCGTGTCACTGTCGACAGATAGGATAGGTGAGTTAAGATGACGCTCTAGCTCTGTATTATGTATCGGTGGGATACCATAATGGCCTTCCTTTATCCATTCAGGCAGATCGTCCGTTAGGGCTTGGAAGGTAAATCTCTTCAACTCATCATTTGCCAGTGGGTTTTCTTCTCTTAGCTCACTGATAGATGGGATCTCCACCAATTCTATGCCCTCAAGCAACAGCTTTGCATTCATATTGATTGTCCTTTAGTTCAAATGGTAAATATTTAAGTGATGCCTTACTATGGACGTGATTCCATAATAAGTGCAATATCTTGTGGGCTGCTCCCATGTTAGCTATTGCCAACTGAGGATGAGCCTCCTGAGCCTCTCCTGTGCATCGGACAGGGTTGCCTGATGTATCAGTCTCGATCTCTGGGTAACGGACTCTAGGGTCACGTTCTGTGCCTTTATCGTGTGGATAATAGATGTATGCTTCGTTGTCGAAGTATTCATTGCCTGCTATGATGCAAATCTTACCCTGACAGTCCGCCTCGAACAAAGAGTTCCTACGAGCCGTGTGATTGTCTGCTGCACATATCACAATGTCGAAATCGGCGAGTAATCGTCCACTCTCGAACCATTGATCCACTGCTTCTAGAGAGATCGTAGAATCGCGTAGGATTCGTTTATACATCGATACTAGACTCTTGGCCTTAGATCGTCCGACAAATCGTTCGTCGAACGCCTGACGGTCTAAATTCCGTGCTTCTAGGATGTCTTTATCCTGAATGACTACCTTATTAAGTGGAAAACTCTTCAAAAGGACGGGTAACAAGTAACTCGTCACCCCTCCTGCTCCTATAATTAATATATTCATTAAAATAACCCTTCTACTTCTTCTCGTCTCGTTCTTATACGATGGGATAAAGCGTTATGTATATCTATCAACTCACCGTATAAATCCATTAACCGAACCCTCTCCTCTGCGGTCAGCTCAGCTTCATTACAAATAAGGGTGTTATCCATTACGTCGGCTTTCTCCAATATGTAGTCCAACTCCTCTCTTCCTTTAAGCACCACGATACACCTCCACAGCTTTGCATAATGTCGGGTGGTTGAAGACGTCCAATTCTACGTCGTCTATGTCGAATATACTGTCACAGGTCACCCTGTCCTGTCTGTGAAATATCTGCTCGAATTTGAGGTTACGTATGTCATTGTTATACACGTTGTTGTGTAATAGTTTGAACAGCGTGCTGTAATCCGTTAGGTCTGCACCTTCTAAGTCATCTCCCATACAAATCCTGCCTTCACTGAATATATTATTGAAGGGTAGCTTGTATAGCTGCTCGTTTTTATAAATAGCTGCGTATACTTCTGGTGCGTGATAACCACTGTTCGTTGCACGAACGATGATGTAGGTCTCAGGTAGATTAACCGCCACCTTTATCAATGGCAGCTCACCAGAGTATCCTTTATCTTGAGGTGCGATACGCATACCCTGCAAGTCTGGCGTGGTCGTCCAGTGACAGTTGACGTAAAGTCTCTGCACCGTCGTGATGTAGTTGATGTGACCCTCTTCCACCACTGCCGCAAAGCCTTCTTTGATTCCTCGAATGAAGATCGGCTCAGGTGTGATGTCTAGGAAATTTCTAAAGTCAGCACGGCTCGCACTGACCGGTGTTTGTTGATACTCCTCTTGGACTATCCCATTTTCTGTAATTATATATCTCTTTTGCATTGTGATTTCTTGGTTAGGTATTGGTATCTGTTGTATCTCTGGCACAACTGGCGAGCGGGCGCTCAATGTCCTCACTGCTAGGTTACTGCCCAGTCTGTCGTCTATCTTACGACGAACAACCCAATCGACATACCGCTTAAGCATATTGGTGGAGCAATTATAAGTGCAATATCTTGTGTTAAGGTCGAAAGGTGAGTCGTATTCGACGATGTCTACGCTTAAAGGGTCGAAGATTGAATAGGTAAGGTGCCACCACTTACCTGTTGGGTCTACAAAGACATCCTTCCCCTCATTGACAAAGCGAACGATGAAATGGCCGCCTTCCGGTGTGTTATCCGGAAGGAGCCCTTCTAAGTCGTCCCAATTAGCCATGGGCTTTGCTGTTCGCCTTCGGCTCGACGGTGATGATGTCACCAGACTCTAAGGAAGAAACTGAAGACAGCTCCTCGCCATTTCTTACGTAGCGAACATTTTCGCCTATGCCTAGGAAGGCTTTTAAATTCTCGTCAGCCGAGATTTCAGACAGAGTTGTCGCCTCTGTGGTTCCACTTTTTAGTCCGTTCTTGATTGTGATCATGATTTTTATTCTTTCTTGCTGTTAAATAGCCATGCTTAAATATAAGCAGCAGGCTGGTTGTTAGTTTCTTCATCTAATAGGTTGATTACCCAACCTACGGCGTATCCGGCGGCCCATATGACCGCTGAAAGTGTTAAAAGTAATAGTGTCTTCATCTTCTCCTCTTTTTTAAGTTATCGTATTTATTTTGTAGTAATAAGTGTCTACGTTTAAGTTTATGGTATTCACTTAAAGTGACACACCTGTCTTCTGGGCATATCTCCCTCAAATGGGCTAAAGTTAGTTTTCATAAACTTCTTATCTCTCTAAGGGTTGCTGGGCCAACGCCCACTATTTCCATTAATTGTTCGTCTGTCATCTTCTTCGCATCCTTCGGCCAGATCTCCATCTGACCCATCAGTTCGCTGGTTCGCTTGCTGAATGACTGTTTTAACCATGCCCTACGAGCCATGTATCGAGGGCCTTGCCATAATGTGCTCATAATAATTCCTTTACTTTATTCCAATATCTGTCTGTGTTGGCTCGCTTAGCTCTCCAACTCGGCCCGCCGTTCCAACAGCGTGCCATTTCTTCATATGAGCCGTTCGGCTCCCAGTGGCTGAGATACTTCTCAGCTATCTCAAATGAGACGAATGGATCGAAGCGATCCTGTATGGTGTATGTCGTTCCGTAGATGCGGTTAACATCTTTTATAACTACTGGATGTATTTGAAGCACTCCGACCGCCAAGCCGCTATCCCCAACGGCCGACGGTTCGAAGTTGCTTTCCACTAACATCAGTATGAACAAAAAGTGGCTCATAAAAATAATCTTTTTAATGTGAAAAGTTGAATGCTGACTACTATACCACTAAGCACTCCAATACTCATAGCGTGATAACCTCCGCCAAATAATATAGGTAGTCCGATTGTTACACTGACGTCAACATATGCGTCATATCGTAAGGCGTTCTTACCCATCAGCTTAAGAGAGGTGATGGTAAGACCCGATCCAATCATGAGACTTAAAAATAAAATATCCATGAGGTGTAGTCGTCGTTTCGACGAGGCAAGGTGTAGTCGTAAGAGCAATGCCCCGAAGGGGATGACGCCTAGGCGTCATCCTTTTGTTGCTTGTCAGCAGCCTGAGCTGCTGCTTCGTTGATCTGATCCTTTAAAGGAGCAGCCCCGCTAGATACACCTCCGACGAAACTTGTGAAAATTCCTACTATCATTGGGACGATACTAGCAAGCATAGAGCCTACTAGAAATCCGATTTTTTGGGATGCTGATAATTGTTTATTGTTATTGTTCATAATGTTTTCTTTCTTTGATGTTATTGATATATAAAAGGTTCTACTTCAAATGTTTCTTGTTTGTCCTCAATGGGATCAGCTCTCCAGTTACTTAGATCTGAATAGCGGTAAATTTCCTCTGAATTAATCTCTTCTTCTTTGATAAACTCCTTAGTCTCGTAAGGACTGTCTTGCCAAACAGCCATCTTATCTAACTTTCTCACTCTCGTGAATCGCTCATCAATGTCTGATCGCTCACCAACTGTTCTAGATAACTCAAACTCTCCGTTCTCTGCTTGAATGAACACATCGATCGGGATTGTCTCTACGTGATAAGTCTCAGAGAACAATTCACACATATCATCCTCAAGCCTAACACTTGGTTTCGGACAATATGGGTCTCTTGGTAAGTCATTAAACCAATCAAATACCACTTGACTCGGATCCTGCTCAAGAGCTGTTTCTCGCTCAAGACGCTCAGTTACGAAGTTGAACTTGTCCATCCACGGACGGTCATAAGCCCATCCGTAGTGACGTGCGATTCGTTTTAAACGTGAGACATAAGGACTGTCCCATGAGTCGATATACTCCTTTGCAACATCGCACAAAGTTGACCATAGCTCCTTACGAGCCTGCTCATATTCCACACGAACTTCCCAAGGGTGATCCTCGGAAAGCTCGTTTTTGATGTCAGAATACATTTTTAAGACATCCCTGACTCCGTCAGGTGCGTCCATTATTTAGACCCTCCTTTCTTTGCAGCTCTGCGTTTCTTAGGTGCTGGCTCTACATCGATAAAGCAAGCAGGGATTATGTCGTAACGAGGTTTCTCTACTTTGCCTAATTTCTCCTGTGCCTTGCGTTTAATGTCGGAGATAGGAGCCGCTTCTTCTTCAACCAAATAACACTTGGATCGTGGGGTCAAGAACTCAAGTCTTGGGTCTTCCGGATGAAGCCATAAGGTCTGTAATACCTTCTTGTTAACTAGGACGTTTAACTTGATGTCCCTTTTAGTCTTTGTAGCTGAGATTACTATTGATTCTTTCATGTTCTTTTCTTTCTGTTAGTTTTCTTTCAATTAATTAATATATAAATAATTCACTCCCTCCCTTCCTCATAGTGGATTGACTACGAGATGAAGGAAGGAGTTTAAAGTATTGGTTAAGTCTATAATGACTAAGTCATCAGGCAACTCACGCAGGAGCTGCCTAGTGATTCGTGGAGCGTCAATAACACTCCATTTGTAGAAGCGGTTCGTGAAATCAACCTGCTCTTCGTAGGTGATCTGGCGGTTCGTGATTACTATTGCGTACATAAGTATGTTAGTTCGGTTAATGAGGTCGGATAAGCCTCGAAACGGTGATCAGTTGGGTTATAACCCTCGATTTGTGCATCTAACTCATCACCCTCGAATAAAATGTCGTCGGATCGGCGGTCTCTAACTATGATGTAAGTGTTCATGTTTTTTCCTTTTAATATATGTTCTAGTTTAATTACACCTCAAATTCAGCGTGAGTGGCTGTGGCGATGACAAGAGAAGGACGAGCTTGCGAGCTTGGGCAGAAATAATCATCATTTGGAAGGGGCCCTCTGGGAAGTAGTCGAAATGTTAATTATTTGTGTCTCCTGACCTTGCGTCGTTACATACTTGAGCGTAGCGGGATCGTGAGCCCTGCGAACTGTGGTGTTTTGGTAAGCCCGAATGCTAAAAGGAGTAGAATGCAGGGGTCATCCTTTTCGTTGGAAGGACGAAGGACTGGAAACTAAAAGTCGTAAGATCGATGAGCACAAATGGTATGCTATACAAATGCCTAGTCAGATGGGTTGATGATAGGAGGAACGGAGATCATTGAACCAGATGGCAGGCGATTGTTTGCAGACTACGGTATACTAACTAGAGCGAAGCGACGCTTGTATCGAGATATGTGTTATATGGTAATTGATTGCCAACTAATAGGTAATGCAATACTTTTGCAATAGTCTAAGCGTATGTATATCAACATGATAGAATATAAGGACTAGGAACTAGGTAGTGGCTCATGGGTCGTGGGTGATGCTGACCCAACGAACACTCAGGCCATCAAGCCGCCTAAACACTGGCCTGCGAGCCGACGGACACTGAATCACGAACTAAGGTTAGTAGACCAACGGACAGAGAGCCGACGAGCAGTGATCCGACGGTTCGTTTGTTGTACAGACAAGGAATTCAATGAAGGGGGGTATGGGGAAATTCGCTTGCAAGAGTATAATGATACATCCCGAAAATCCATTTTGACCATCCGAACCGAAAATCAAACTGTTTTACAAATAGTGTATAAATGTCCACTAAAAAGTGCCAAAAAGGGATGATGGACCGAGGGGATATATTAAAAGTGCAAAAACAATCAATATGTGAGGGACGGCCACGAGGCCTGTAATGGTCTACCTTCCGAGCGGGGGGCTGGGGGGCCTATTAAAAGTGAACAGGGACCAATATCTTATTATCTATATAGACAATCAAGGGTTTATGAAGAATATATTGAAAATATTGGTTTTTTTTGAAAAAAATAAAACTGAAAAAAAACTCTAGAAGATCAATATAATCAATATAAGAGCCAATAATCATCAATCATTTGTACATAAGTAGTTAAGTATCAAGTATACCCATTAATTTAGATTTGTATTGATTATGGTCAAAAAACCAATGTACGTTTAATACTTTCAATATACCTTGATTTCTTGACATTCATCATTTGTTTAGCTTTATTTTGTTCATGCCGATTACTGATGAAGAGAGAGCCTCATTGGCTGCTCAAATGCGATCAAAGATCCTGAAGGATGCTGCTAAAGAGCGGTCGAAGAAAGCCCCTGCCAAAAAGAAGAAGGCTAGGAAGAGGAAAAAGCCAACATTGACCCTTGAACAGAGGAAAGAGAGAGCCGCAACCTTGGAGAGGAATAAACTGTCCAACCGGCACCATGCAAACAAGGCAGCCAAGAAGAGGACAGAGATAAACAAGCTATCATTGGCTGAACAGGTGGCGAAGCAGCAGTTGGCTACAAAAGTGGCTGAAAGTGTAGCGGACAGTCAGCCGATCGCTGAGATATTAAAGGAGCAGAACTACGATCCGGTCAAGCAGTTGATTGCTTTGGCGCAACACCCTGAAGCTAAGATAGCGGACAAGATATCTATCAACAAAGCATTTATAAACAAGATCCACGGTGATGTTAAGAGTATTGATATCCAAGGTAAGATTGATTCAACGGTCAATATCCAGATTCAATCATTTGCCGATGCGACCGAGGTGGCCATGAAGGCGATCCACGAGCAAGCTGTTGAGTTATCGGATGAGGATTATGAGGAATTTGAACCAGAGGTGTCAGAATGAGTATATTACCGAAAAGCCAGATGGCCTATGACGCAGAAGAGGAGCAGGAGGCTCTTGATTTAATCAATGAGGCTTATTTCACCTTACAGCATATTATAGGAAATAAAACCCCAGAGGAGGCACCAAAGCTTTGGAAGGCCTACGTTGCCGTAATGCCGGAAAAAGAGAAGACGAAGTGCTATGAGGTAGCTCAATCTACTTATACGACGTTTTTGCGAATCGGTGAATCGGCGGGTGTGGGTAAATATGCTACTTATACCCCTGAGTATTGTAAGCAGATGCGTGACCAGTGGATGGGTAGAATGGAGTTATTTACAGATGCCTAAGAAATGGGACGGCCGATTACCGGCATATGGATGGAACCCGACGTGGTACCAGTTAAAGCTTTGGCAGTATTTAGAGAAAGGCGGCAAACGGGCGGTCTGTGTGTGGCCTAGACGTCACGGTAAGGATTACTGTAGTATCAATTGGTGCGCGACGGCCAGTCAGGCTCGTGTGGGCACTTATTGGATGGTCTATCCTTATTTGAATCAAGGCCGACGGATCGCATGGAACGGAATGGATAAGGACGGAAATCGGTTTATCCATGCTTTTCCACCAGAATTGATTGAGAGTCAGTCAAACGCTGAGATGCGCCTTCATCTTAAGAACGGATCAGTCTTCCAGATCATGGGGGCGGACAAGCCGGACAGTTTGGTTGGATCTAACCCTGTCGGCATAGTATTTTCTGAGTGGTCATTAATGGACCCTCATTGTTGGAAGCTTATAGCCCCTATCTTGGCGCAGAACGACGGATGGGCTGTTTGGATTTACACGCCTCGTGGACCCAACCACGGACTTTCGATGCTAAACCGAGCAAAGGCGAACAAGTCATGGTTTTGGTCCCACGAGACGGCTAAAACGTTGAAGTTCGTCCCTCCATCAGCCTTAAGGGAGTTACGTGATGAATTGGGTGACGAGGCGTTGTTCCAACAGGAGGCCTTCTGTTCATTCGAGACACCGATGCAGGGAGCGTATTACTCTAGCCAGATTAATTTAATCCGCCGCAAGAAGCAGATAGGTAAGATACCTTGGGAGCCGAAGGTGGATGTGATTACCTCATGGGATTTGGGTATGGACGACGCTACGACGATATGGTTTTGGCAGATCGTGGGTAATGAGATCCGTGGGATCGACTACTATGAGAACAGCGGTGAGGGTTTACAGCATTACGTCAAAGTTCTTAAGGACAAACCTTACACCTATGGGAAGCACTATTTACCTTGGGACGTCTCAGTTCGAGACCTTTCAACCGGAAAAACCCGACAACAGACGCTCCGTGAGATGGGCTTAAATCATGTGCAGCCGGTAAAGAAGTTACCTGTTGCTGATGGTATAGAGGCAGGTCGTAACATACTACCGAAATGTTGGTTCGACCAGATTAACTGTGATCGTGGCCTAGATGCACTATCTTCCTATCGTAAAGAATACGATGAGGAGAGGGCAGTATTTAAGACATCGCCTCTACACAACTGGGCTTCTCACGGAGCTGACGGATTCCGGACATTTGCTGTAGGTTACCGTGAAAGCATCAAAAGTAACGACAAGCACAAAAAGAAGCAGATCATGGATATAAGTTATGACATATTTAGTGTTGACAAAGAGGATGATATTTATTCCCTTTAAGTATGGCATTCTCAGCATTAGCGGTTGCAGCACTCGGCTCGTCTTTTGGCGCAAAGAATAACTCCTTTACTAAAAAAAGGAAGAAGGCTGCCCCAGCTCAGAAGAAAGACTTTTCTACTCAATCTAAACCAGCGTTGGGGTCTAAAGCACCCCAGCGTCCCGGTTTACTTGGATCAGGCACAGCACCGGCGGCCGGTTTGGTGGCTTTACTGACCGCACTTTTCGGGGGTCGTAAGTAATGGGTAGCGAGCAGATAGCAGATGCTAGAGATATATTTTTACCGGAGCTTCAGCGTTTCGCAAATGAGCAAGCAGGTATCCAAGGATCACCTGTTACTATAAAAGAGAATGAGTTTAATATAGCTCTAGATAAGCAATTTGCTAATGTAGGAGCTGGCCGTGATTTCATGAGGGAAAGAGGGGCTTTCGGTCGTGTTATAAGGGAAGAAGGTCATGATTTTCATTTAAGTAATTTCATTGAGTTAAACCCCGCACCGCCTCCTCCACCTCCACCCGACCCAATAGCTGCGGCGTTGGATCAGTTGGCAAATATATTTAAACCACCCCCACCTCCTCCAAGCCCACCGGCACCAGTCAGACAGTCGGTAGCAACAACTGGCCCGACGGTCAGCAGAAGCCGAGTGAACTTCGGTAGTTTTGCGGCAGCGGCGGCCCCTAGTGGTGGAGATTTCACAAGGCGCAATAGAAATAAATTAGGCGCAGGAATATGAGACAACCTCCTAAAGACTTTATAAACCAGTTAATAGATAGATACAACGCAGCTAAGACAGGGCGTGATAACTGGCAAACCCAATACCAAGACGTTCAAGATTACGTGCGTCCTACGAGTCGTGACTTCCAAGGGGGTCACACCACAGGTCAGCGAAGAACGGCTAAAGTGTATGAGGGGACAGCGTTATGGGCGGCAAGTGCTTTAGCGGCTGGATTGAAGAGTTTTCTCATACCTGATTCTGACATGTGGGCGTCCATCGGCATACGAGGGACGCCCAACCACAAGCTAGACAGTAAGGGTCGTGCTTGGGTTCAGGAGGTCAATGAGATAATGCACTACTACTTTAGTCGCATGGAGTCGAACTTCAGTAGTACGATGCACGAGACATTCCTCGACCTAGTAGGTTTTGGAACAGCGATACCTTTTACTTATTGGAGCGAAGATGATGATGGACCTGCGTTTAAAATATTTCCACTATCTGCGGTATGGCTTGACCAGAACAACAACGATAAAGTGGATGTTGTATTTAGAGATTTCGAATTCACGATTCGTCAGATCCGTCAGGAGTTTGGTGACAAGGCTGTCGACAATCACGAGAAGCTTGCGAAGCTTAAGCCAGAAGACAAGATAACTTTAACACACGCTGTATTCCCGAACTCTGACCCAGAGCCAGTTCGCAGGAAGAAAGGCACTAAGGCGTTTGAGTCTATCTATTTCTCGGAGCAGTATAGACACGTATTCCGTCGTAACTCGAACAAGTTGATGCCTTATCAGCCGTCTCGTTGGTCTAAGATCAGTGGAGATATCTACGGTATCAGTCCGGCACTTAACAGTATGCCTGACATTTTGTCATTACAGGTTATGATGCGTGAGACAATGGTTGGCTCTCAGTTGGCTAATCGTCCGCCCACAGTATTTGACGACGACTCTTTCATGCTTCCTATAGCATATAAGCCCGGAGCGCAGCTATTCAGAACGCCCGGAGCGACAGACCCTGTTCAGTTAACAGGTGGTAATAATTTCAATATCACGCTAGAACTTATGCAACAGAAGCAGGAGAAGATAGCGAAAGACTTTTTCATTGACTGGTTGTTACGTCCTAAGAAGAAGGAGCGTCAGACGATCCTTGAGATTCAGGACGACCGTGAGGAGATGTTCCGCCAGTTGGGAGCAGTTTTAGGCAGGATCGAACGGGAGTTGTTGGGACCGCTTGTCAGATACACATATCATTTATTAGAAGAACATGACAAGATCCCAGCTCCCCCTGCTAGTATCGGTAGCAAGAACATCAGTATTGAGTTCGTAAGTCCAGCGGCAGTAGCTCAGACAGGTTCTAAAGGTAACTTACTCTTACGTTTCATCCAAGAGATCACCCCTCTTATGCAGATAGATCCTTCAATAGCTCAAGGTATTAAATGGCCTGAGTTCTTGCAGCAACTAGGTGTGTATAGGGGAATCAGCCCAGAGCTTATGTTAAGCCCAGAGGAGTTGGATGCAGTCAAACAACAACAAGCCCAGCAGGCTGAGACGGAAGCAGTAGCGGCACAAGGTGCGGCGATGCAACCAGCAGCTTCGGCTATGAAAGATATAGCCCAAGCTAAGTCAGCTGGATTAAATGTATTAAATTAATGCCCTCAAAGAAGAAGAATGGAAAAACGATCAATCAGACATACAAGGATTTGTTCTCACAGGAGAACCCTGACGCTGTAGTCGTATTGGATCATATGTTAAAAACCCTAGGTGTTACTAAATACATCGGGGGTGCAACCATGGATGAGCTGGCTCGTGCAGACGAGCGAAGACGCTACGGTTTCTCTTTATTACGCTTACTAGGTCTATCCGAAGACTTTATAAAGGAGCGTGCCAACGTACAACTAACAAGTCTAGAAGAAAGATTATACGACGATGAGTGATGGTCAAGACACAGGTCAAGGAACGGGGAGCGAGCAATCGTCCGCACCAACCGGGAGCCTTGGGAGCCAATCAGCCCCTGCCACAACAACCGAGCAACCTTCAACCCAAATGGATTGGAGAGATGCTATAACAGACGCCTCAATTAAAAACAGTCCCACGATTGCTCAATTAGAGGCAGGTAGTTCTTCAGAAGCTTTGGATCTTATGTCCAAGCAACTGGTGCATGCCCAACAAATGGTGGGAGCTGATAAGATCCCCAAACTGAAAGAGACAGCAACACCTGAAGAGAGGAAGGCTTATTTAAATGAGCACTTCGGAGTTCCTACTGACAAAGGTAATTATGACTTCGGTCTGCCTGAGGACGCAGGGGATGACATCAAGGAGGTAGCTGGATTGTTTCAGGACATAGCTTTCGACAATGATTTAACTGCAACTCAAGCGAAAGCTTTGTATGAAAAAGTCGGAGAGTATTTTAATGAAAAAGGTGAAGCTTCTAAGGCAGCTCAGGAGGCTGAAATTAAGAAAGGCCTTGATGGACTTCGGGAAGAATGGGGTGATCGGTATGATGCTTACCTCAAACAAGCGAACAATGCACTCGAAAGACTGAATGTTGAGGGAGCTGACAAATTCTTCGAAGAGAATCCCGCAGTATCGAACTCCCCTGTTATGATGAAGTTATTCCAAAAAATGGCTGCTGTTATGATGGAGGATGCCCCTGTAGGGACTAACAACAACTACGCAACTTCGGGGTCGTCAAATGCCGAAGCATTTGAGAACAGTCCGGAATGGAGATCAGCCCTTAGTAAAGTGCTCAGCGGCAATGCTACACCTGCTGAGGAGGCTGAATATAATCGTTTAAGACTAATAAGGGACAACATTTACGCTACCGCAGGTTAAAAAGTTCTTTACAAACCATTTAAGATCGCTACCTTTATTTTAAGGGTAGCGATTTTTTCGTCCTTTGACCCGACAAAGTCGGCCATCGCCTATGGAGAAGGCACGAAGTCCTGCTGTGCAGGGGAGCTTTATCTTAACCAAAATTAACCACAAATAATAATACAATGAGTTATTTTATTTCAAGTGGCGGTGGAACAGGCTCCTCCGCTATAGATACAGTAAAAGTAAATCAGTTCAAAGAAGGATTTGCTACAGCATTTCAACAAATGGATGTTCGTTTGGCTGGTGCGTTCCGTATGGAAACACAAGACACCGAATATGCTTATCACGATCGTATCGGGATTGCAGAAGAGATGCAGGAAGATACCGTTCGTTATGGTGATAATCCTCAGTCTGAGATCGATATGGATCGTAGACGTACACAAGTAAGAGATTACGAGCTAGGTAAATATATCGAGCCAAAAGATCTTCATCGTGTATTAACTGACCCAACCGCTCCGGTTATCGCTGAAATGCGTAAATCTGGACATCGTAAGATTGACGACATCGTTCGTGATAATATCTTCGGAATAGCTAAAGCTGGTAAAGCAGGTGCAACTGAAGTCAGCTTTGTTGACCAAGGTTTCGCAGGTGAAGCTGGTGATGCTCTTATCTCAGTTGGTGAGATGTCTAAAGGTCATAGTAACCCAATCACAACTACTGGTGATTATCGCTTACAAAGTGGTGACACAGAAGGTATTGATATTGGAGTTGAGTATGATAAGACTTCTCCGGGAACAGCTACAGGTATCACATTGGACAAACTGCAAGCAGTTCGTTACACAATGATGAGACTAGACGTAATTGATCAATCTGAAGTTCTTGATATTTGGTTGGGATCAGCTCAGTTCAATCAGTTAATGGACATCGAAGAAATTCGTAACGCTGACTACTCTATCCGTAAGAACTTGGCTGAAGGTAATGTAACCTCATTTATGGGATTCCGTTTCCGTCACTTCGAGCGTTTATCTGGTAGTGGAACAGCTGCTGACCCACGTCAGTGTATCGTAGCTAAGAAAGAAGCTTTAATCTTCTCTCAAGCTAAAAGCTTAAGTGTAGATATCTGGAAAGATACTGCTAAGAAGAATATTCCATATATTCTCTTCAAATTATCTGCTGACGCTACCCGTATGTTCGGTGAGTGCACAGCTCGTGTTAACTGTATAGACTAAGAAAGGGGAGTGATTTAAAATGGCAGCAATTACATATGATGCTTATTCAGATCAATTAACTAACGTAGATTCAGACGACAACTTGTACCTAACAGAAGCTGAAAAAGGCGGAAGAGTTCGTACAGTTCGTGCTGAGTTTACAGCAGCAGCATCCATCGCTGATGGATCTCAAATCGAGATGGCCCGGATCAAAGGATCTCGTGCTATCAGTGGAAGTATTGACTCAAGTGGTCGTGCTTTACTTCGTGCAGAGGTGGGATACTCTTTAGTATCTTCTGCTACTGACGACAATGACAATGTATTACTAGGTGGGGCAGGAACTCCAATCTCTATCGCTACGGCGGGAACGGTTGCTCTTACTCCCCATGATGGAACAAATCTAGTAGGTTCAATCGCATTACCTGCCGGAGAGGTATCCTTGTTCGTAACTGTTGATAACAACGGGGGAGCAGGACTACAGTCTGGTGATGTAATCGCACTTGACCTTCAGTATGTTCAGTAATGGCATCAACTAAGATCGACATTTGTAATGGCGCGCTCATCCGAATAGGTGAGCGTGTCATTTCATCCTTAACGGACGGGACTGCAACAGCAGACCTGTGCAGCAACCGTTATGAGATAGCTAGGCGAAAGGTGCTTCGATCGCACCCTTGGAAACGTGCACGCAAACGTGCTGTTTTAGCGGCTAGTGGAACTGCTCCTGACTTTCAATGGGAGAGGCAGTTTCCAATTCCCTCAGATTGTTTGAGGGTCTGGTTGGTTACCGATGTAAATGGTGATCCGATCAATGAGTGGGAATTCGAAGGCAATATGATCCTTACGGACGAAACTTTAATTTATTTAAAATACATACAAGACTACGATGATGTCAGTTCTTTAGATGACTCTTTGAATGAAGTAATCTCTTTGCAGATGGCTTTGGAAATGTCCTACGTAAGATCTGGCGATGAGTCAGCTACTAGGCGTATAATGGAAGAGTATCGTATTAAGTTTGCAGAAGCTAAAAGTATAGACGCTAAAGAAGACTACCAGAAGACAATAGATGCCGATGAGTGGATCAATGCTCAAACTAAAGGGTTGTTACCTACTAAATATAAAAACTTAGCATAATGCCAGAGATAGACCCCATACAAACCAACTTCACGTCTGGGGAGTTATCCCCTAATACTTTTGGCCGTGTTGATATCGATCAATACCGTAATGGGGCTAGGCAGATAACAAACTTCATAGTCGACCCTAAAGGGCCTTTAGAGTTCAGAGGGGGTTTTGAGTATATCGAGGATTCTAATGCAGCTACAATAAGTGAAGCTTCTAGGTTATTCGACTTCGTTCCTACAAGTAGTTCAGCCTACCTGATTGAGTTGGGAGATGATTTCATCAAAGTGATGGATCGTGATGGTACACAGAAGTATATAGATTTGACATTAGGCTACGCAGCTGCTGACATATGGGATGTTACTGTGGAGTCCTCTGATAATGAAATGTTTTTTTATCATCCCCTTTATGCGCCGAGGAAGTTGGTGCGCACTGATGATTCGACTTGGTCGTGGGAGCTTCGTGATTTTAAACGTGGCCCTTATGTTAATATTGACCGCAACGATATTGAGCTGCAAATAGACACCTTTGTTTACAGGGTGACAATCACTACTTCCAATACAGGGGAGTTCGGCACTTTAAGTGTAGGCACAGATGATTACATCGAGTGGGTGGATGGAAATGATTGGTTTCTAGGTAAGGTAACGACAGTTGTTGATACTTCTACGTTAACAGTAGAGCCGGTGTCTTATATCGTCAGAGATGTTAACTTCGACTTAGCTCCTCAGAGGAACCAACCAGCGACAGGACAAATAGGTTCTAGGGTAGCAGGTTTTTCTTCACTTTTTGAGAAAGCTTATTTAAGGTTTACTGATGCGAATGACGGCAAAAAGTCATGGGTCAGAGGGGACTTTTATAATGGCACAGACGGCACGACGACATTATATGATACACTTACTGTTGATGACCTCGGCAGTTCTCAATATTATATTTCACACGACACCGGAGTCAGTAATAATTTTAAACCTTTGTTTTCTGCTGATAGCCCTGATGCAGCAACGCAGTTAACAGGAAATTTAACAATAGAGGATGAGACAAACACGGCTGTGGTTACGGCTACAGCTTCTCTGTTTGATGCGGGGACAGCGACCTCTAGGGATATAAACAGATGGTTATTATTACAGCTTGGCTCTCAAGCCCTGCACGTCAAGATAGTGTATGATGCCGCAAACACCGGAACCCGTGTCAACGTCGAACCAGATTCAGCACCTCCAAGGGAGCCAAGGACAGACTTGGTAGCGAATGATGGTAAGACAGGCATATGGTTCCTAGGTGCTTTCTATGGACAGGATGCTGACGCTGACGCCAGTTATCCGTTCGCTGGGCAGGTATATCAGCAAAGACAGATGCTGACAGGCACCCCTCAGCACGCCAGTAATATATTTAGTAGCGTAACAGGAGACTTCAACGACTATGCTCCTTATACCTTAGACACTGAGGTATTAGCTACTTCCGGTATTTCCTACAAAATGGCTGGTACCCACGCAGTAGTGCGTTCCATTACAGCTAAGGATGAGCTTTTAATAGGCACCGAAGGAGGTATGTTTCGGGGGCGAGCATCCTCCAACGGTGATCCTATTACTCCTACAAACTTCAGGATAACCCCTGAAGAATCTAAAGGTATAATTATACCACCTTTACTTGTAGGGACAGATTTGTTATACATCCAACGGTCAGGGCATAGAGTGAACCAGATGTCCTTTAATATAAGGAGGAACGGATATGAGGCTCAAGATACAACAATTCTCGCTGACCATTTATTTGAAAGAAGTGGGACAGAGGCCGCTGATTTTTGCTACAAGCAGGAGCCTATTTCTACCCTTTGGGTATCTAAAGAAGATGGTACTTTAACAAGTTTAACTTATGAGCAACAGCAGGACGTCTATGCGTGGGCGCAGCATCAGTTAGGTGGAATGACCTTAACTTCAGGGGATACTTTAACTAATGGAGCGTGGTATAGGATAATAGCTAATACAACAGATTTCACAGATTACGGAGCTGACGTAAATGATTACGGAACTATTTTTCAAAGTACGGGCATACCAACTCTCACTGATGATGACGAGGTTCAAGAGGTGGGTTTTGTCGAGTCGGTTGCGAGCTTACCTTCGTCTGATAAGCGTGAAGATTTGTTATACGCCTTGGTTCAAAGGGGTGATCAGAAAACTATTGAACGTCTTAATTCCAACTACACTCCCGCCCATAGTCAGGATAAGCAGGATATGGTATTTCTCGACTCTTCTGTTACTATTGACCTTGGCGGCACTCCTACAACTGTGGTTTCTGATGCTTCGTTAGCTAGGTTTAACGGAAAGACGGTATCTGTGGTAGCTGATGGAGCGAAGCAACCTGACGTCACTGTCAGTGCTGGAAGTATTACTTTACAAAACTCAGCTAGTCAGCATGTCCATATAGGTTGGTCTTATCGTGGCATCCTTCAACTCTTAGAGATGTATACCGAGGGGCTGACAGGCACTAATCAAGGGAAGCGTAGAAACATGCACCATATGACTGTTCGTTACAGGAACAGCTTAGGGTTCTTCTACGGAACAGATTTACAAGTCTTGAGGCATGAAGAGTTCTCTGAAAATACAAGAACAATGAATCAAGGTCCACCTGTTGAGACGGGTCAACGTAGGGTTGAAACAACCACTGGATGGGATAGAGAGCTTGACTTTTACGTGGTTCAGGATTTACCTTATCCACTAACAATCTTGGCAATTATGCCCGAAATAAACCAATCACGATGATCTACTTAAATAGAAAATTTCTACATTTCATATTAGGAGAGCATTTAAGGTTTAGTATTCTCCCTGTTCTTTATGGAGTGGCAGCTGTGGCTTCTATCGCTGGGGGTGCCATGGGTATGTCTGCTTCTAAAAAACAAGCGAAAGCTATAAAAAGACAAGCAGCAGCTAATAAAAAAATAGCTTATAAGAACGCAGCTCTTTTAGAATCCTCTGCTGAAAGAAATTTAAAAATCTCTGGTAATAATATAAGATTCGGTAAATTAGAGAGAGGGGAGGAGCAGTTTTTTTTAAACAGAGAGAAACAAATCCTAGCTTTATCTAAACAAAGGGCCGTGGATGAGACTCAAGCAGAAATACAAGAATTATCTGAACAAGGGGTGCGTCAAGAGGCAACTCTTTTAGTAAGTATGGCGGCTTCAGGAAATGATATAACTTCTGTGTCCTCTCAAGCGGTTATGACAGATATGAAAGTAGCTGTTAATAAAGAGATTGCTTGGCTTGCTCATCAAGGTAAAGTAGCTGAAATAGATGCGTTAAATCAAATAGGTTTAATTACACATAATGTAGATAGGTCTAAAGCTTTATCTTTATATGAGACAGAGGTTGCAAAAGAACAAGCGGTTTTTGATAATAAACAAACACTACATGAAGCAGAGATCCAGAGAATGCAAGGGGATGCAGGTATAACTGTAGCCTCTGCCCAAGCTTCTGCGGCAAAAGCTCAAGGTGTGGCTGGTTTAATTTCATCCGTAGGACAAGCGGCATCCTTCGCTGCAAAAGCAAAAGCTTAATATTATGGCAAGAAAAACACCAATCCCTCAGGCTAAAAATTTCAAACCTTCAGCACGAGGAACTCAGCGTGCAGGTAGGCCTTCTCTTTCTCCTTATATACAGACAGAATACACAGGTCCTTCAGCAGCCAAGGCTTATGCTAATATGATGTCTAATTTAGGCTCTAGTTTAGGTAGTATAGCGAACACTGTAGAGCAGATAGATCAGAAAAAGAAGCATGCTTTTGACTTACGTTATGATCGTATGTTTACTGAAACAACACGGCTAGCTGAAGTAGAGTATAGGCAGTCGGTAGAGCAAGGTAATCCTTTAGCTGAGTCTTATGAAGAGTATGTAGCAACTAAGGTAGATACATTAGGGGCGGGTTTAACTAATGAGGATGGCTTCAGGCAAGACTCTTGGGATGAGGTGATGGAGAAAAGAATATCACCCACTTTAATAGGTGCTCAAAGATTAGATGTAGGTTTTAAAGAGGATAATCGACAATATGAGATGACCCTTGCGAAAGATGCTGTAAAGAAGGATTTAGTAGAGTTGTCAAAAAGCCCAGAATCTTTCTCACAAGAATCCGCAGATGTTGTAATAGATAAGCTCACCAAAATGAAAGCTATGGGGGCGCATAAAGTAGAGAATGCGGAATTAGACTCAGATATAACTGATTTAATATATAGTTATATAGTGGATTCCATTGCTTCTAAGAAGTCTCAGATAATTGAAGAGCTGGCTCAGAATAATGTGGACTACACTCATGAGGAAGCTCAGTCTATAGCAGAGACTTACAAGAAGCAACTGTCTGAGGAAATGTCTTCTTTTCTTCAGAATGAAGTAATAGGTGGTATGCTGTCTATGTCTTCTGAGCAGAATCAAAAACTTACTACTATGATGGCTGTTTTGTCTAAAGGAGGTGATCCTAAAGAAAACAAAAGCTTCGGTAGTTTGGCGGTAGGTTTTGCTGATGCTAATATAGGGGCTGAAGTTGAGAAGGTAGCCGTGCAAGTCGATAACTTGCAAGGGGTTACTTTAATGGGTAACCAAGGACAAATGGTAGAGGAGACACTGGAGAGCATAGAAGAGGCTCTCAGCTCAGTGGATCACGACACAGTTCATGGAAGAAACCTTAAAAAACTAAAGAGACAGGCGATAGCTTATAAAAGATGGAGTGAGGATGTAACCTCCGCTCAAGAGGATGGTTTTTTCGATATAAACGCACTATCAAGGAGAATAACCAACGACAGTTTAAACGCTTCTTTTTTAAATGAAGAGGACCAAGCTGCCCTTGCTTTAAGGCAAGAACAGTTGAAAAAACTTCAGGTAGCCATATCTGAAAATTCTTACTCTACTATAAGATCTTTATATACAAAAACTAGTTTAGAGAACCCTGATGCGGCTATTATACCTTCACATAAGGAAATAATACAATATACTTATGATATGATAGGGAAGAACCCGGCACTTATTTCCTATGATACGGCGGTATGGCTCCCAGAGGAATCTCAAAAAGAGGGAGTGGCTGCGGCTGATATGTGGATATCCACTAACCCAGAAGCGGGTCGTATACCTATTCTTAATAAGATTACAGAGCAAGTTAATGGAGTAACTAAGCACATCCCTGCCAACAGGGAGCAGCAGGCTCAAATTAAGCATGCAATTACACACCAGTTTTTTAAAGATGCGGCTAAGTCGAACCCTGAAGCTGTAATGTTGTTTAATATGGCTGAAGGTTATAGGGGTGCTTTAGTTAAAGCAGGAGATTCAGACGCCGCTGTTAAATACCAGAGATTAGTGAACAATGGTAGGGATAATGAAACTTTTAAAAATATAGCTAATCAATACCCTAAAGGCCACAAAGCTGTTCTCTCACAAATAGATAGAACCCCTGAGCTGTCTATGTTTTTTGAAAAGATGTCTGAGACACAAAATGGCTTCCCTTTAACAGATGACCCTATTTCTCTCTATAAAGGGATTATAGCTAGACAGGTTTTAGGTATGATGATGACTGATGGAGAAACTGATGCTTTATCAGAAGGAGATACAGGGGAGATATCAGATTACGTGGAAGAAGCTATTGAAGAAATAGTGGGATCTCAGTATAATGTTAAGCAGGATGTTTTTGGAAACGAAGGGGTTTTTGGACTAGGTCAAGATACTTTACTATTGAGTGGTGTAGGCCAAGACCGAAGTTTCTTCGGAAAGGTTATTTCAGCCTTAACGCCTGATTCATTAGAAGCTCGTAGTGGGGTGGCTACTTCAGTGGATTATTTCACTCCTATTCATGAGGGTAAATTCACCCCTGAAAGCCCTGAGTCTTTAGCTTCTGTTTTATCTGCGTTTCAACCACAGGTTATTATAGATGGTAGACAATCTTTCGACCCTGATTCTATGGTTGCGGATAACTACTCGATTAAGTCTTATAGTGATGTGAAGGACTTAGGTACTGGTATGATATCAAGAGTGGAGAAAAAAATCACCGGTAAGGAGTTATTTGATCAAATGTCAAAAGGACGTCTTAGGAGTGTTACTTCATCGGATGGGTCTTATATTTCTATATACTTTAATGGCACAAGTGGGGGTTTCACCGAACTGCTTTACAAAGGGGTTCCTTTATCTATAACTAGTGAGCAATACCAGAATATAGAAAAACAAGCGGAAGTTAATTTTAATGATTGGGAAAGGAAAAACTCAGGCTTGCGTACTAGCATAGGTTCGCTAACTTCTAAGCATCAAGAGTTCCTTAGACGTTAGATATGGCCTTCAATATAACTAATCCAAACCAAAGAGCTATAGGGTATAACCCTATGGGCTTGTCCTCAGATCAAGTAAAAGGACAGGAGTTAGATCTCCATACATCTATACAAGCAGCAGCTGAGAACAATCTAATGACAAAAGGGATTGATTTAGCTGTCGTTAGTTTCCTTGATGAAGGTGAGAAGAAAGACCCTGAAGAGTTACGTGTATTATTTCCGGAGACATCTTACTTATTTCAGGATGTAGAGCCTATGTCTTTGGATGCGGCTTATTATATATCGGCTCGTGCGGAAAGACGCCATGAGTTAGAAGCTTATACTAAGAAGCGTAACGACACGCTATCTTTAAGATCAGGTATAGGGGGTGCTTCTTTAGCAGGATTGGAAAAAGCGAGTGTAGGGGCTTTGTCTTTTATAACCGAGAACCTCGACCCTTCTTTGTTAATCCCTGTTTTAGGTCAAACTGCTAAAGGGGCGGGTTTATTGAGTAAAGCTACAGGAGGTAGGCTTACTCAAGCAACTTTAACGAAAGGTTTAGGCACTGTTAAAGGGCGTATAGCTACAGGGGCTATAGAAGGGGCTGTGGGTGGTGCTTTAGTTTCACCTATTGAGTTTAATTATGCTCAAACCTTCCTAGGTCAAAGTGGCTATGAGGCGGCAGCAGCCTCTGTATTCGGAGGTGCTTTATTCGGCACAGGGATGGGTACTTTATTTGGCGGGTTCCGTCAAATGCGTGTGTCCAAAGAGGCTAAAGAAGCTATGTACAAAGTAGGTATAGACCCGTCTTTACCTACTAAAGAGGCTTTAGGTCAGTATGCAGATTACCTAACAAACACGGAAGCCTTTGTCCATACGGCGGCAAGGAACTCTTTCTTTAAGGATTTAAATACACGCATTGATTCAGGTAAGGTTCCTTCCGCTGAGGAGCTGCTTGAAGTAGGTGCTCAGGTGGATAAATTAGAGAGACAATACGGTGCCGCTATAGCTCAGGAGATACCTTTACGTGAACTTAGATTCACCCCTGACCAAATAGGGGAAGTGTATGATGAAGACAGCTTAGTTTCTTTTATGGGGGCGCATAAGAGATCAGAGGAGCTGAGTGCTGCTTTTGGTGGTTTTGATATAAAAGAGGGACTTACACAAAAAGTAGCAAATTACCGCCTAGCTTTAGATGCTTATAGTGAGTATTTGGATAAGTTCGATGGTGTAGATTTAGATAATGATTTAGGGTATCAGAAGGTTTTCTCGGAGTTAGCAGATAAAGGGGAAGAAGTCCTTGATATTCATAAAATGTTAATGGAGATCCCTGAGTTATCAAGGTCTAATGGCTTGCATACATATATGCAAGAGGCTGGTTCTGATTACTTAGGTATAGTGGATACCCTGTTATCCGACCACACAATTAAAGACAGACCTATAGGTGGGCCTTTAAGTGAGGTGGAGATAGTTAACTTTTTAAAAAGAACAGCTAAGAAGGAGTTTACGACCGAGAAGGAGAAACTTTTATCTAGATTCCTTTCAGCCTTTGGACGTGAGTTAGTAGTTACACCTTACCTTGGGCCCCATGGTCAGGTCTCACCTACTAGTGCTAACACTGTGTTTGTATCTCAAAAAGCCTTAGTTGATAATATTGAATCAGGGGAGTCCACGGTAGCCTCTATGACTCAAATTGTGGGTCATGAGTTTTGGCACACATTAGAGCTATTAAACCCCAATATCGCTAGAAATATAGTTAAGCAGATAGTTAAAGGAATGTCTAATGATGAGTTGGTAGCTTTGGGTAAGATACATTTACAGAGCTATAAGAAGATGGCAGACGCCAACTTAGCCCACTCTCATGCTTCTTCAGAGTATATGGCAGATGTAGTAGGGCATTTAGTAAACACCGAAAGATTCTGGGAAAAACTCACTGAGCTATTAAATAAAAAACAAGGGAAGCAGGTAAAATCTGCGGCGGCTCGTTGGTTCCATGCTTTAGCTGATTCGGAGGTATTGTCTATATTTAAAAACTCCTTCGGAGGTCGTCTTAATAAACAAATAGATGGGTTGGCGGAGACTTTATCTCATAAGCAAGATGAGATAAAAAATATAGACGAAGAGTTGGGTTTATCTCCGGGTATGCTTAATACCGCTGCAAATGATATATACTCAGACCCTTCTGTTTATTTCCAATTAAAGGATTTAAGGGCAGATGCTTTTAAGCAATTAGGTTTAAAAGGTGAGGATTACGTAGATAAGAGTTTTAAGACGATGATGCGTTCAACCTTCACTGCGGGAAATGAACCTAAATCTGAGGATGCCTTTACTCAAATATTAAATGACAGTGTTACCTCTGTTAATGAAAGATTGAATCAACTTACCGAACTAACCGATAACGATTTCAAAAATGAGTTGTTCATAAAAGATCAAGCTTTTAGGTTTGATCAGCAAGACTATAGAAAAAACAGTGAGAATATGGAGGGAGAGAGTGCTTTAAACCTACCTCCTAATATGGTGAAAATGACTGGGTTTTATACTCTAGCACATAAAAACCTGACCCATATGAAAAAAGGGTCTAAGGTACCTTCAGGTCTTGAGGGACAATTGGCAGCGAATAACCTTCCTTTTTATCTTCAATTAGTTAAAAAAGGAATAAACCCTGATGATGCGGCTACTCAAATTCTCGGCCCTCAGTATGAAGCACAGCTTAGGAAAGAGGCTTTAAATCAAAAAGCACAAAGGAAGTTTAAAAGTTTTAAAACTAAAGAGGAATTAATGGATTTCCTCTCAGGGGGTTACACTAAGGATTCTGATGGACGGGCTGCTGGTTTAAGTGTCGCTAGGCAAAGGGAGGTTGAGAGATCTGTAGCTTTGGCTCCTTTATATCAATCTTTAGTTAAACATGATTTAGCCAACAAATGGGACTCTAGTACAAATGATGCCTTCGTAAAAGAAGTAGTGGATGTGCTAGAAGGGGGTAAGTCTACTAAAGCCTCTGTTAATGATGTATCTTCTTCTATAAAAACAATCCTAGATTATCAAGGGGCTCGTCTTAAATCATTAGGTGTGATAACTGACACTATAGAAGGTTACTCTTTAAAAGGCACCCATAACAGAGCTGTCATAAGGAACAATAAAGAGAACTGGATGTCTACAGTTAAACCTCTCCTTGATTGGCAGGAAATAAGTAAGTTTAAAAAAGTATCTACAGCTAAGGATAGAGATAATTTTCTTAATGGGGTTTTTGATGAGCTGAAAAGGGCTCAAGATATAGAGGATTTCATACAAGGTTTAAAAAACGAAAATGAAGTATCCTCTGATATAATTATTGCAGCCTCCCATTTTGACCCAGATAAGGCGGAGTTGCATAAAGATGAGCTATTGTCTAAAGTACACAGGAGTCTTCGTTTCCTTAAAGGGAAGCAATATGAGTATGATAAAACATCTTATGGCTCAGGGAACCCTGCTAAGAAGTTACTGACTAATATAATGTTAACAGCGGATAAAATCGCTGTCCATGAGTCTTTGGGCTTCAATTGGGATCAACTAAAAGCAAGCACAAACCTGCACGATCCGCAGGTGAATATGGTTTTTGATTATATCACAGGATTCACAGACACCCCTGTGAATAAAAGGTATGGTAGAATACGCCAAACAGCCAGCCAGTTAACCGACTTAGCTATGTTATGGCGATCCGGGCTGACATCTGCAACTTCTGACCCTGCTCATATGGTATCTACTTTAAGGTATTTAGGGGTTCCTATGAAGCAAGCGTATCATATGTCCGCTAAAGCTATGAAGCAAGCAGGTCTACGCAACAAAGCCTTTCACCCTAATTCCTCAGAGGCGGTGAAATTAAAAGGTTATGGCGCAGGTTTGGATGCTTGGATGAATGCGGCTTCTCGTAAGTTTGGTGGGGAGTTTGGGTTACTTGCTCATGAGGAGATAGGGTTCATGGATAATATATCCAAGAAGATTTCAGAGTATCACTCTAAGATGTTTGTTTTAAACGGACAATCTTGGATAACTTCCGTAGGCCAAGAGGCTATGGTGGACTTAGGGCAGCAGATGATAGCCCGAGCAACTATAGGACCTCGTGTAAATAAAACCTTCCAACATGTTCTGGATAGGTTTGGTGTGACTAAAGAAGATATACCTTTAATTAGAGAGGCTACTTATAGGGATGCGGATGGAGTGGCTCGTATAGACCCTAATAAGATAAAAGATGTTAAAATACAAGACAAAGTAAGATCTTATTTAGATGAGACTATGCGCATGGGAGTTATCGAACCAGATGCTCGCTCTCAGGCTTATATAAGACTGGGTTTTAGAGAAGGAACCCCTGCGGGTGTTGCTGTTCGTTTGGTCACTAAGTATATGGCTTTCTCCTTAGCTCAAGGAAGACAATCATATGCTCGTATGTTACAAGGGTTCTCCCCTGAGAAGGTTAAAGCTCTTTCTCAAGATCCTCGTGCTCTGGGTAATTTGTTACTGCAATCAAACTTAATGACTTTTGCAGGTATGGCTTTAGTTGGAGCCACAGCAAATCAAGTAATTTCTGATATAACTAAATTTAAAGAACCTACAATATTTAATACAAATAAAATGGGTCAGATACTTCAGCGTGCAGGGTTAATTCCTGTAATAGGAGATGTGATGCAACGCACAGGGGCGGACACTTTGATGGGGGATGATAGTTTATTTGGAATAGGTGGCCCTACTATAGGCACCTTGGTGAATATTGTGAACCAAATAGGTATACCTTTTATAGGGGATGAGGCTACTTCTTATGGTGTAGTTAATTCCGTCATGCAGGCGACGCCCGGAGCTACTATACCTTTCTTAGGGGAAGGCCGAAAGGCCTTGTTTTCTTCTATGTTCGATAGTTATAATGATGGGTTCCAGCGATCCTTGGCTTACAGTGAGAATAATTTTGACCAAACATCTCTTTTTAGGGAAGATACGGAGGACGAATAATGATTAGTGACGCAACAGCAAAAACAGATTACTCATACACAACAGGAGTAACACAATTTCAAAATACACCTGTATGTTTTGCAGACAGCGACCTACAGGTTATCTACACAGGGGCTAGTGGTGACGAGCTGCTTATGACCTTGACCACGGACTATACGGTCAGTGATGTAGGGACGAGCTTTACACGATCCAGCGTTCAGTTGACCGCTGTTGGTATCGCTAAGTTAGACGCAGTAACAGGGACAGTCCCTGTCATTGTTCAACGTGTCTTGGCTGCCACTCAGTCTACGGACTATATAGCGATGGACGACTTTCCGGCGGAGAACCACGAAAACAACTTGGATTACCTGACCTTGTTGATTGCTCAAGCAAACGAGGGTGTGGCGCCTGCGGACAACAGGGCATTGCAATTCCCTGCCAACGACCCACAGAGTCTCAGCCCAGTTATACCTAAACAGACGGATCGTGCGAAAAAGATTCTAAGTTTCGATGCTGATGGTGAGCCTACGGTCACTGATATATCAAGTGATACTATCGGTGGTATGACCGGACCGTCGAGTCAGGTGGAAGGTAACCTCGCTCTTTACGATGCGGTGGATGGAACACTTAAGCAGGATAACAACATCCACGAATCGCTATTCCTTCAGCAAACCTTGGATTGGTTATCTACCACTACTTGGGACTCTGATCTTGGACACATCGCTACGGTGACCGCTGCTACAGGTGTTACCTCCACCCCTACTTTCAATGTAAGTAATATCAAGCCGGGTAAATACTCTTTAATACTTATACAGGATGCCACAGGCGGAGCTGAGCCTCAGTGGGGTTCGATGATTAATGGAAACCCCCTCATTAAAACAGGAGCCAATGAAATTACCACAATTGAGTTTATTAGTGACGGTACTACCCTCTACGCCGTTGGGACAAGTGCCTCGGCCACCTCGGACGATACGGCTAGTATTAAGCCGTTTGCCTACGACTTTACCGGAGACGAAGCAGGAGTCGGCTACCTCTACTGTAATGGACAAGTAGTTAGCCGAACTACTTATGCTAATCTATACGCTAAAATAGGGACAACTTATGATACAGGAGGTGAAGGTGGAGGTAACTTCCGCCTCCCTGACTACCGAGGCTACTTCCTCCGTGGTTTAGATACTTCAGGAGTTGTAGACAAAGATGGTGCTGCTCGTGCTCTCGGAGACACACAAACGGATGAGATCAAAGCACACACAGCCACCTCTCATAACCACAGTGGCGATGACGCTGGTTGGGGTGTATTTGATAATATAGGACAAAGTGCCTTGGGTTACTATTTCATCGCCAACGCAAACTCAGGGAATTTTAACTTACCTAATGACAGCGCAGGCGACACCACAACTATCTCAACCAATACCGTACTTCAAAATTTCGGCTCTGATAATGTAGACGGGAATACCTCAACATATACTCCGGGAGCTACTGAGGATGAAGTGCGCCCTGTGAATGTATCTGTCCACTACGGAATTAAATTCTAATGAGCCGAGTCCCACCAATAGCATTCTACGACATACTAGAATGCAACAGCGGCCGGTCCGGTCTTGACACACGCCCAAGGTGCGTTAGATTGTATAAAAGAACAATTAGAACAAGGAGATAGTAAAGATGGCTCAGATAACAAGTAACGGAACATACGGTCCATATAAGTGGGTTCGTGGCGGTGGTGGAACAATGGTCACCAGTGGAACTTTTGACTCAGCTACTGTAAAACTACAGTACTCAATGGATCAGGGGGTCACTAAAACAGACTACCCGGGGATCAGTCAGACAGCGGAAGGTGTCATGCCTTTCAATATCACAGAGAACCTTTGGTTATATGTGAACGTAGCTGGTGGTGGTGGATCGATGGATTTCTTCCTACAGGTCAACGAGTCCGAAGGCGCAAACAATTTAGCAACATTGACAGGTTCAGGGCTCGCCCAACAATCAACCTTGTCATTAATGGAAACCGAACAGACGGATCAGGGGACAACTCTTGATTCCATCCTTGTTGACTCGGCCAGTATCAACACCACAGCAAGTAGTGTATTGACTAGGTTACAAGCAATAAGAGCAGGTGATGCCGCTGAGCGAGTTGAAACAGAGGACGCTGGACCGGCAGATCCTACAGGAGTTAATTTGTATACTTTAAAAGGAGCCTCACTTGGTGGAGCATTAACTTTGTTCGCCGCTCCGGGCGCATCGACCTTTAATCAAGTTAGAGATTTGTATGTATCAACCGATACAGACACAGCCGCTAGTTTGTATTCCGGTTCTACGACCCTTTGGGCCGGTGAGCTTAAAGCAGCTAATGGTAGTATTCAGCTCACCCCACGGGAAGGGTTCACTGGTGAGGACAACACCTCGGTGCAGTTTATCACCGCTGAGTCAGCCGCCACTGGTTATATTACCGCTCACTCTAAAGACGTAACATAATGTTCCCTATAAGCTGCTTAACTTCTGCGACTCGAAGGATGGGGGCAGAGACGCTATCCCTTGTCCAGAAGATTCTAAACATGAATCCGGACGTATGGTTTGACGACCCTACGACCTACGCTCAGTCGGCTTTGGCTTTTGAGTCCGACGGATCGACGACTTACCTCATCTCTGAGAACGAAGGAACCTTTGCTATAGGGGATCAAGACTTCTCTGCTTGGGCTTGGGTGCAAATAGACTCTACTCGCACAGCGGACACTGACTATGTCATGTCAGAGTGGAAGACTGGTACTAATAAAAGGTCTTGGGGTATTAGGCTAAATGCTAGTCATCAAATGGTATTTTTTATATGTGATGATGGAACATCAGGGAACGTATCAACCAGTAGTCATGCGACCGACTTATCACTAGCACACGAGGATGTATGGATCTTTGTAGTTGTCAGATATGACGCAAGTGCAGATGAGCAAAGTATCAGGTTGTTTGATACAAGCGGTGACGAGATAGGAGTCGAGAAGACTGGCACTCATGCTGGTGGTGCTTATTCTGACGGGGGTAAGTTTCATGTATCTGGACAAGGTGATGGATCATCTCAGGAATGGGACGGATATATCGACCAAGCTGCTGTATGTGTAGGTTATCGTGTAACCGATGATGATATCACTGAGCTAGTTAACGGTGGTAATGGACTACAATACGCTGACCTCACTGGGTCTGAGAATTACTACGCTAACCTAGAGGCTTGGTATGATTTTAATACTATTCAGAATCTGGGTAGGAATTACGCTACTAGTCAACACGCTGTTGACCTTCCAGATAACACTGATTGGTTCAGTTCAACAAGCTCAGATTTTGACAAGGAAACAGGTGCTTTTTCTGTTTCAGCTTGGTTAAAGACACCAAGTAGTTTTCCGGGCGATGATGGTCTGGGAATAATTATTTGTTCAAATGGTACTAGTAGAATTATGCAATGGGCTTTTCGTATTAGTACGACAGGAATGCCTTATGTACATTTTTACTACGACAATAGTAATTTTATTCAGAGGCAGTCGTCTGAAACTCTAAGCACTGATACATGGTATCATGTTGGTTTCTCATTTAATGGTGATGCCACGCCTGTTTATACGGATATTGAAGTTTATGTTAATTCTGTACAAACAACTCACGCAGGGGGCACGGGTGTTGGCTCTTTCATTGCTATGGAAAGTGTTGCTAGCTTTAACATAGGAAGACACGAGCAGAAATCAGCGCCTGCTGATGTTACAGGACCAATAACTATAGGCACCTTAGCTTTTTATGACGCTGAACTTTCTGCTGCTAATTTTTCAACACTTTGGAATGACGGCGTTCCATTAAAATACGTCGATACACT